ATGTTGGGCGTTAGTATATACCAATCCGTGAGCTGTTGCGATGAAAGGTGATGCGCAGTCAAAGGAAATTGTGAAGTTTTCATTTACGTGCTTTCTAATCTGACGCTGGATGCTTGTAAGATAACAAGCCCAGTCCAACTGTGCGGTACCTAGGAAGTGCATCCAATCTTTGCCTTCCAGCATACCATCAAAACGCATAGTGATCAGTCTGCGTAGTGTAATAGGCATCTTGCACATATTAGCACCACCCATGGCCCAACCTTCTGCAGCCTTGTCTCCCCAAATAGCGGGATCACTAAACTCTTTTACACCTTGATACCATTGTTCTGCATTTTCCCAATTAGAACCCTGTAGAACATTTAAGAATTTAGTTTGTCCTAGGCGATTCTCTAAGAAATATTTGTTATTGTATTTTGTTTTCTCTAGACAGTCTTCGAATGTTTTTAATCCGGTCTTAGGACTATGAATATGATCACAGGCCCAAGTCGGAACGTCTAGCATCATTGACCAATCTGCGGTAAGCTCTAACCACTCAAGAATTTTTTGACGAGTCTTAGTAGCTTCTGGACCTTCAAAGTTCTGCCAGTCAAACTTAATAACACCTTTACCGATCTGATACCCGCCGGAGTCGCCTAAGATCATTGTAGCGTTGCGATCACGTTGCTGAATCATAGATTCTTGTGTCATAGACTTTTCTAAGTCTAACTGTGCGTGACCTGCCGAATACAAAGCATATTTGTAATAGAAATATCCTTGTTCGGGATTAAGGAAGTTCATTCCTTCAATGCCGCGATCAAAACCTTTAGGAACTCGATCGTCTGAGATAAATTTTTCTAATCTTTGTTTTGCTATGTATGTACTATAGAAAGAACTAATTGCAGGTAAGTATACCGCATAGTCTTTTTGTAATGGTGTTAAGTTAACTGGTTGTTTTTTCATGGACTCGCCTGTACTTCTGCCATTTCGCCAGCGGTGTCTCTGGCTAGTGTAGCAGTTATTTTAAGTTGTTGTTTTGATTTTTCTAAATTGTCTAATGCTATTTTAACAGCCTGATTGTCTTTTGCCAACGATTGCCACATCAATTCTTCATTGCGCTTTTCTCTAGCCCAATCGAGTAAGGATTCGGCTTCACCGTTCAGCCCCACAGACACTGATCCCAAATTAAGTTGTTGCCAATTAGAACCATCAAATACTTCCATTCGTTGATTAGAAGTGTTGTATCGCATATTGCCAACACCCTGTGCTCCGGAATAACCGTTCACATAGGTGCTGGTTGTGCCGCCTGATACCTGGACATAACGTCCTGTGGGAAAGACGTTACCGATCATTATGCTGCCTGCGCTGGAATGATGTATTTGTAAGTAGCAAGGCCGCTGTCTAGAGTGATCTGGATAGCACCTTCGTTACTCAAACTCATCTTTGTGTTGTTTACATCTGCAATCTTAAGGATACTTAGGATTGGAAGTACAGGCCAAGTCCAGCCGCGGTCTAATTTACCTGCAACATTCTGTGCAAAAATAAACTCACCACCGTGTGTAGAAGCATCACCGAAGATAAATTTCAAGTTGCCGCCGTCTGTCTTGGCTAGGAATGTTGGATGCTCATTGTTAGCACCAGCTTGGAAGTTGAAACGTTGTACTGCGGCCACGGTTGGCTCTAGTTCTACGTCCCACTTAACACCGCGGAACTTAACAGTTTTCATCTTTTCGTTGATGATTTCCTGATTCATAAAGCGATAGTCGTTACGGAAGTCACCGTCTTTGTTTTCAAAGTGGATACCAACAGGAATAACTTCACCGTTACGTTCTGCTGTGGTAATAGTGATCTTAGCATCGTCTTTATACTCACTACCATCTAGCAGATATTTTAGTTTGTTAAGCTGAGGCATACCAAACACACCGATCATGTCTGGATAAGGATTAGCAGTTTCTGCTTCCATAATCACTGAACGATCATCTGCCATTGAGTTGATAGTTGTCTTTTCTTCTGTGCCAGTAACTTTAACTGTGGTTAAAAAACCTAAGTTTTGTGTATGGCTAACAATGTCTTGTAAAATGTCTTTCATTTAGAGAATCTCCATGTATATTAAGATTATATTTAGATCGTGAGCAGAAATCAACCTTGAAATCACTCAAAATCAAATAATTTTGCGAATGTATTATCCGACCTAGTTGAACTGATGTCCCATTCCAAAACACCAATAAGGTTTTCTAGCTTTTCGTCGATGACTGTAGTTTCCATAAGTCCGTCGTCGAACGGCAAATCTTTAAACCATTGTGGTAAACGCAGTTCGTCTACAGGATATGCCACAGATGTATAGGCCATTGGATTGTCTTTGAGCTTGCATACAATGACTTTAGCACCGTCAACAATACTCATAGAGTATTTGTCATCATGCATACGCTTTAGTGTATTCCAATTTAACGAAGCACGAACGTGCCCGGGCATATTTGCTTTACCTGCTTTCTTTTCTTTGGCAGCGTATTCTGTAATGTTGTTGGCACGTTTAGGCGAACCTTTCTCCCAACCGGGTCTAGTCTTAAATTCTGTTCTAAAATCTGTAATATATTCTAGAATTTCTTCTTTAGGATGACCAGTTAGTACTCGAGTTAGTACTTCGCTTAAAAAGTCTTGGATAACAACCGGGGTATCTGACCGCTTGAGGTCGAGCCCCATTGCTTTGATCTTGCCTGGCTTCCCATCGACGTCTGACCGCTTCCCTTCTTTGTCGTAGTAGAGGACTGCATATCGTTTCTTTGTGATGAATAGTCCTTTGGAAGCAACAATCTCGCGACCTGCTTTGATGACCTCTCCTCTAGATTTTGGCACGTGGAAGGCATCGGACATGAATTTGATAAAGGTTCCATTTACAGTTTCTCCTATAGTATCATAAAGTTCAACTACACTCTCCTTATTCCAAGGAATAAGGTCTTTCTCGATGTCCTTCTTTAGCGTAGTGTACGCTGAGAAGTAACAAGAGTCTGTGTCACCGTAAATCACTGCTTTGCCAACGTGATCATATTCGCCGGTGATAATTTCATTAACTTTACTGGCCATGTGTTTTGCAATTTGGCGACCTGTAAGTGTTGTACTTTGTCCGATTCTATTATCAAAGAATCTACAGCCTGGGTTAAGAATAGCACCATATAAACTGTTCAAGTTAATTTTCTTAACCAACTGACGTTTATCCCAGTATTCTTCTTCTACTTTGTTACCTGCTTGGATACATTCTTTGAGTTTGGCCTGCATTTCTTTACGTTCTTTATACCAACGTGCTAGTAGGCCAGGAATAACTCCTTCTACTTCGTAGGTAAAGATAGTACCGTTAGCAGATATCATCCAAGGTTGATTTGATTCGAATATTAGATCATAGATCTGAGCAGCTGACAGCGTATCACTGCCACCACCTTCCCAATCAATGGTAATATCTCTACCTACTTCTTTGCTCATCACAGCAGTATACTCTAATGAACCGAAGATACCTTCCCAGGCAGCAGCAAACGATTTACCTTTGCCCATTTCTGTTTCTAAATGTGCCTTAGTACCATCAGGACGTAACTGACCAATAATAGTCTCAGGACCCATGTTTAGGGCACGAATCGCTGACGGATACAGTGAGTTGATATCTAGTGAGCCAATCCATTCATGAATGCCTTTCTTAGGATAGGCAACATATGCACCTGCAGCCTGTGTATCACCGTGTTCATCCATCTTCTTACGATTAGGAACAATCATGCCACGACGATGTGCTTCGTTGATAATAGCCTGTTCAGTAACAGCCACAGCACCCATTGTGGTTGCTAGCAGAACTGTGTTTTCATGTGCAATCTTATTAGCGAGATCTAAGAATTGTAGTTTCTTATCTAGTTTATCTAATAGAGCACAATCTTGTCTGTTATATTCAATAAACTTTTTAAAGTCATTATTATATAACTGATCAAGTGTACCTTCGTAGACTGTTTTAGTTTCGCCTAATTCGTATTCTGCAATAGCATCGAGTCGATAACTATGGCGTTCTTCATAGGTATATTTTCTATAAATTTCTAAAAGGTCTAAGTGTACACGACCAATTAAGTCATAGGTAACAGCAGTTTTACCGTATTTTTCATATTCACGTTTCTTAGGATAACAATCCCACAAACAAAAACGTTTGGTATCTTCTTTGCTTAGTACCTTGATAATACGATTAGTGGTATATGGAATATCAAAACCTTCCGAGTTCCAACCGCTTAGTACATCTGCGTCTTGTATAAGATCTAGGAATGTATCTAACATATCTGCTTCGTTGTCAAACAGCATAGTGTTAGGAAATTCTTCGACAGCCTTCTTAGCTTCTTCCATGTTCATAGTCTTAGGAGGAATCGCTAGGCAGACAAGAGTATCTAACCATTGTAAGTGAACAGCAATGGCAGTGATTGGCATAAATGCATCATCAGGCGATGCATAACCACGTTCCGGATCAAAGTCCACTTCAATATCAAAGAACGCTACATTTAGTTTTGGAGCATCAACATTAAGATAGTGATCTTCCAAGGTGCGGAAGATAGGATTGATATCTGATTCGTAGAGTTTTTTATTAGAATGAATTGCAAGTTCTTTACGTAATTCTTTTACGTTCTTACAACTTACACGACTAAGGGGTTCGCCCTTGATTGATTGATACTTACCTTTAGGGTCGTAGTAATAGAAAATGTGTTTGGCAGGGTAATCTTTAAAATGTCTCTGCCCTTTGTCATCACGCTCAACGACACGAATCATGTCGTCGTCGCGATCGTAGAATGCGTCAACGTAACTCAAATTTTTCTCCTATGCAATTTATGGCTTGCAAATACCTAATGTGCGGATTGTGGCCTCGCCTACCATCTAAAAATATATTTATTAATTAACAATCATCCTTACTAGGCCAACTGTATCGATAGTTGTTAACAGGATGTAGTTAGCCAACATACCAAATGATTTCCTAGTATAAGCAGCCCAAGCATACATGGCACAGCCAGCAATCCAAACAGGATACAACGCCAGTAAAGGCGGATTGGGGACTGTAAGGGCCATAGTGATGCTACAACCGATGCTGATAGCCCAAGCAAGCAACTCAACAATAAACCTCCAAGGATGACTGTTCCAATCATCTTTAATCCACCTTATAGTAGGTTCAAAAATTGTATCTATCATTCTGGTAGATGCTTAGTAACACCAAGGATCATTTCGATCTCGTCCCACTCTTCTTCGTGAGCTTTCCAATTATCTTTGTGTGCGATCTTAATTGCTTTATTAATAATACTAGGTTTGACCTGTAGTTCTTCTGCAACTGCTTTGACAGTTTCTTTTAGGCCTTCTTGAAGATCTTCAATTTCTCTAAGAACATTTGAACCTTCGTTAATGAGACGCTCTAGTTTTGCCTTTTCTTCTGGGCCGTACATTTTTGCCATGTGTATTCTCCTAGCTAATATAGTCTATTATATAGTCATAAAAAAAGCCAGTCAACTCAGGACTGGCTTTAATTTACCAAAGTAAAAATTATTTTTGGTTTTCGGATAGAACATCGTACATTTCAAATACGCCACCGTTACGCTCATAGATTAGGCCTGCGTATAGATCTGCTTTCATACCTTCACCTAATTTGGCTTTGGCAACACGTTCTGCCCATGTAAACAATGCTTTGTCCACAGGGTCAATTTGTTGTTGACCGCCGCTTTCTTGAACTAGGCGAACCATATCTTTGAAAGATAATTTTTGTTCTACTGATTCAGCAACTACCTTTTTCAACTGAACTTTAGATTCGTTCTTCTTGCCGCCGAAGTATTTTGCCTGTGCAGCACTCATGCCTTTCTTACTGCCCTCTTTCTTATCACCACCTTTGGACTTAGCAGCTGACTTCATTGGCTCTTTCTTGTTACCATCTTTGTCTAGATCTAAGAAATCCGGCTTGCTGCCTTCTGCCATCTTTTCCTTCTTAGCTTTCTTGTCGTCTTTCATAGACTTCTTAGCTTCTACCATCTTGCTGAACTTAGACTTAAACTGTTCGGGATCTACGGATTCTTTTTTAGCTTTTTTCTTAGCCTTAGGTGCATCATCCTCGTCTTCATCTTTAGGAGCTTTTTCGCCACCGTACTTGTTACCAGCATGGTGTTTGATTCCTGTAGCAGTTTTTTCAATAGTACCGCCTGTTGAAGAAGGACGCTTGTCGCCTACTTTCATTTCTTCTTTTACTTCTTCGTCTTTCTTTTCTTCAGCTTTTTTCTTAGCTTCTGCAATGTATGAAGAAGTACCTGCTAGTACGCGAAGTTGTGCATCTTCGTTGAGCTGCACAGCTTTTGGTAATTCTGGTGCTGCGATGGTTTTGATTTCATCATCCATCGAGCTAATTTTTGTAATTAATGATTTGAAGTCCATAGTTCCAATCCTAAAGGTGTATAATGTATTTATCTTTTTATAAAATTGTTTTCGCCGAAAATATTAGTTTTCATATCTAGAGCGTTTTTTCCGGTATTATTTGCTGGCTTAGGTTGTGGAGGTGCTTTAGTACCGCTACGACCAGGTGAGCCTGTATAGCTTTTTTTACCCCTAGCTTTGCCTGGGCTAAGATGCGGATTTGCTACTGTAGCAATATTACCGCTAGAAGTAGCACCTGCTGTAGCTGATTCCAAAATATCACGTATTTTCATAATATATTATTTATCGCGACCACCCTTCATGTTAGCGCACCAATGATACATCTTAGCACGTTCTCCAGAAGAGTTTTTTGCTTTTTGACGTAGGCTAGTTACAGATCCGCTACAACTAGCGCCAGCACGTTTAACACGCCCTGGACGACTTTTGCCCTTTATCTTACCGTCGGCAAAATTCTCATTAAACTCTACAGCCTGTGATTTTAAGTATTGTGGATATTTTTTGTCAAACTCACGCATCATTATACCTGCTTTTTTGTGAGCTTCGTTTTCTGTAGGACTACCGGTTTTCCAACTATTCTTGTTTAATCTTCCTTCTAGATCTTGTTTATAGTGAACTAGCTCGTGTGCTAGTGTTCTTATAATATCTATAGGGTGTCTTTCTTCGATATCTAATTGTATAAGTTTATGATCAGTGTCATGATGATAAACTCCGAATGTAGGCTGATCGTGTTTGCTTACTACATCTTTATCAAAGTCTATTTTGGGTAATTTTTCTAATTTTAAGTAGTCTACAGCTATAGGCAAGAAATCTCTTATAGCATCTATAAGAGTAGGTTCGTTTTCTATAATGAACTCTTTAGCTCTCATTAGTGTTGACTGTAAGGATTTATCTTTTCGTCGGAATCTTTGCTTTTACGTTCCGGATATACTTCATAAACATCGATGCCAGGAACGCCACCTAAAAACATTCCTTCTTTCATCTTGTGTAAAGGATCGCTAGGATCTAAGACGCAGTCATCGCCTTCGCCCGTATCCACTTTATATGTTACTCGATATTGTTTCATACTGAAAAACTGCTTCCACAGCCGCAGGTTGTTTGAGCATTAGGATTTTTGATTACAAACTGACTACCTTGTAGATCTTCTTTATAATCAATTTCTGCACCAGTTAGATACTGCATACTCATAGCATCGACTAGAACTTTCCAACGTCCTATATCAAATTCAAAATCGTCATCGTTTTGCACGTCGTCAAAAGTAAATCCGTAACTAAATCCAGAACAGCCTCCGCCTTGTACAAATGTACGAAGTTTAAGATTAGGATTATTCTCTTCGTCGAGAAGATCCTGTATCTTTATTCTAGCTGATGGAGATATTTCTATCATATTATTTTGGTTCCCAATAACGTCCCTTGCCAAATTTCTTTTCTGCCCAAGGACTTTCAGCACCTGGAGAATACCATTTACCGCCTTTGCTTTGTTTTAATCCAGCAGCTTTAGCATCGTTTTCTTGACCAGGTTGTACGTTATAGAAATACATGCCTTTTTTCATTCCCATAGTAGGCTGTTTTTGATATCGCGGAGGTCTATTGTAACTTCTAGAAGATCCGCCGCCCCAACCTCTCTTGATTAGAGTCTTGTCTCCCTCGTCGTTAACTTCCCATTCATTACCTTGGTCGTCGGTATAACGATGTGTTTCATATTCCATAACAGAACCTTCTTCTTGATTGAGCATAGAAATTGCTGTCCTAGCTATTTTTGCCATTTCGTTAGGATCATCTTCTGCTTCTTGACCATTATCCATCATATAGCTATATACCTGCTGAAGAGTTGCATCGCCGCTTTGATCTATTTCGTCATAATACTGATTTAATTCATCAGCAAGGACGTCGATCATATTTTCACCGGATGCAGCACCTTTGTAAATTGTTTGTAATACATTTAACAAAGAATCTCTCAGTTCTTCATATCCTTCTGCTACAGATTTACCTCTGTGTTTTTCGTAGCCCTGCTTCTGTTCTTTTTTCTTATCGCGATGTGCGCCAGCACCTGCTGTCTTTTGATTTTTAGCTACAAAGTTTCTTGGCTTACTTGCTGGTATAATATCTTTTGCTCTCATGATGATCTCTTTTGTTTAGGTCTTTTACGGGTCTTCCATTTCTTATCGGTGCTACACCAATAGCGTCCATACCCTTCTTCTATACTATCGATAAATTTATCAATACCACGACTACGAACACCGCCTTTTTTTCTAACTTTAGCAAGTTCTTCTAGTGCGTGACGTATCTGTTCTATATTCATCTTAAGCTCATCGAATTGACGAGTCATAGTTTGCCATTCGGCAGGACTGGCACCATCTACACGACTAGCTAGATCTTTGATCTGACCGGCTGCTCGCATCATACGATATTTTAACTTCGCAGGATTGGCTTTGTCATGCCCATAAATCATAGGATCCATTGGATCTGCAGGATCCATTTCGATAGGAGCTTCTTTAACTTGATCTGATTTCTTTTTAGGATAACCGTGTTTTATTTCTAGAGCATATCCTGATAATCCTTGTTTATCTAAAACATTGGAAATAAATTGTTCTGCTTCTTTAGCGGTTCCGAATTTATCTCCTAGATCGTATTTTCTAACCTCACCGTCGATTATAACATAGGCAATAGTAATAGGTTTAACAGGTTCTTCTGCTGCCTGAGCAGGACTTCCTAATAGATTAGCAGCGGCTAATGCTGCTCCTGCTGCTTTACTTTTCCAGCCTTCTTCGACACTTTCTGAAATATTCATTCCTTTGCGAACAGCATCAAATAAAGGTTTAGCTAACTTGCCTGCGCCAGTAGCTTCTTGGAAACCTTTAAAGTCGCCATTGGCAGCGGCTAGTCTGGCACCACTAGCACTCACTCCTGCTACACCTTCTGCACCATCTTCGCGCTCACCGCTGGATACAAAATCTAAAACATCAAATTTATAAAAACCATGTGCCTTACCTTCAACACCGTTATATTGTGTTAAAAGTTTTTTCATATCTTCTAATCGATCACTACCTGCTACAAATGTCGCGGCATTGTAACCTTCTTCGAACAAGTATGAAGCAACTTTTACTACAGTATTAAGACCAGCATTTTCGACCACGTCTCCGGCATATTCTGGAAACATAGCCTTAATGAATTTTACTTTGGTCGAATAATCTAAAGGATTCTTTTTAGGATCTTGGCTTTGACTAACGAATATGCGCATTTCTCCGCCCTGAGCCTTCATAGTATCTAATACTTGCTTATGGCCAATGGTAGGAGGATTCATTCTGCCAAAACAGAATGTAACATGTTTCGTTCCATCTTCAAACAATTCGTTGAGTAACATTAATCGTAATCGCCTTTTTCTAAATACTTTTCTTGTTCAGTAGCAATACGTTTTGCCAAATCAATTAATTTATCTTTTGGAAATTTTTCTTCACGATCTTGTATGTCAAACTTATCGCAATAATGATTTAAACAATTTTGTAATGGTTTAATATAAACTTGAAATACTCTAGGATGACCTTGATATTCTTTGTGACGTTTAACCGCAGGGAAGAAATACTGATTTAACATTTGATCATCATTGTCGATGAAAAACTTTAAATCGTCGAGCCAATCAATTTCTTGATCTTCTTCTTTAGGTGCCCCAATGGCTGACCACATTTCTCTTAATAACATTACCAGCTCCTACAAGACCAATAACGTGCTTTCCAACGTGGACCTGGATTCTTGCAGTTATGACGTGCTCTAAAAGACTTGCGTCTCTTAGGATTAGATTTTTTAATACGCATCTTTTTGTCGCCAAAGTTTACTTTAACGATTTTGCCGTTGGGCTTGCGTACATATACTTTTGATTTTTTAACATCACCCGGTAGCTTTTTACCTAGTGGAACTTCTTTACCGTGATACTTAGCTTCGTTTTCGATGCTTTCGTGTTGTTCTTCTGACTCCATGTAATCCCAAACCGCAACCAACATAGATTTTGCCACAGCAATCTTTTCTTGGCACCACTCTGGTAAGTTATCCCCCGACTGGATTAAATCATCGATACCTTGTACAGCACGTTTCATAGTCTCGAGATTGTTGTCAGCCATACCTGCTTCGTCGTCGTATTCTGGATTATTTTCTTCTATGCTTTCGTTAGGCACACAGTTAGGCACAGTTTTGCCACCTTTCTTCTTTATGCCCACAGGATGATATCCTTTCCAGCAAGGATTGTCTTTAGGATCACGTAGACCTTCTGTTAGCTCGCCTTCTAGGAAGTTAATACCATTTTCTTGTAGATAACCTAGTGCTGTTTCGTCGAGATCGATAACGATACCATCTTCGACAAAACCAACGATTTCTGTTTCAATTTCAAAATCTTCGGAAAAACTAATGCCAAAGTCGTCGCCTACTTCGAAACTTTCTGAAAATCCTTTGGCTTTAGCTTCTTTTTCGAGATCAGCTTTGCGCTGAATAATAGCTTGTTTGATTTCTGGATCTTCAGCAGCTACAGGATCCATCTGTAGATCTTGAAGGGCTTTGCGTTTTGCCTGAAGATCTTCAGGGCTTTTTAATTCTGTTTCGCTAACAATAGCATCTAGTTTAGATAAAAGGTCTCTCATAGTATTCCTCAGGGAGTTATACTATATTTATCGAACTACAAAGGTTAGCAATTATAACGGATTTCTGTGATCGTGCCTTCTTCTAGCTGATAAGCTGCACGTATGAATACAAAATGACCTGTAAATGTACAGGTTGCGTTAGAAACTAAGGGGGTGCTGTCTAAAGCTGTTAGATCTACATCAGAGCTGTCATAAACCACATCAAACCAATCGTGTTCGCCTGGGTATAATTCTAGTGTAGCCTGTATTTTTACACTACCTTTAAAATTATCAAATGCAAATACTACCGTGTGTACACCAGAACCTGTTTTGTAATAACCCGCTCCACGGCTTTTTTCAGAATATTGCCAGGTTGAGGGCTGGCTATCATCTGCGGCATTTGATAATAATACTAAGGTTTCTTTGGACATAGTGTTATTTATCGGAAATTACAAAGTTGTATATCCGACCTACAACCTCCGAATTACGGAGTTTTAGCATTAGAAGTGTTGCTTCGTCTTCTACTAACACATATCTACGATCCCAATTCCAGTCAGTGTTTAAAAACCAAGTCTCTACAGCCGGAGTACAGGTTACTTTTGGTGTTTGACGTTTAAGCCAATCTAAGTACTTTTGTTTTCCTTCTTTATCACCTTTCATTTTGTGTGGAAGGAGATAAACCCTATAATTATATCTACCCTTTGGCAGTTTATCTACAGTAATATAGTTCTTATTCTCTTGAAGTAGATCTATATTAGCTGCACTAGGTTCGAATCTATGTCTTAGTATGTTACTAAATTTTGTCGAAGCACTGTCGTATAGATCTTTTTCGTTGGTATAGATATCTAACAGAGCTGTTTCGATTCGTAGACTATAAGAATCTTTAGAATAATTTCCTAAAAACTCCGATAGTTCTAACATAGTTTCTCTATTGTTATATGCCTTAGCCCAAACAGACCACGGATGTCGCTCTTCGGGACCGGGTCCGTTACAAAAAGCTGTTACTTCGTCTAAGGCTTTTGTTCTAAACAAGGCACAGCCTTCTAAACGAAAGCTGGCCTTGTATAACCACTTACCGTAAAATTTACGATTAGTTGTCTTGGTCTTCTGTAATAACATTTTCATCAATTTTGTTTGCCTCTTCAGCAGCTTTAGCTGCGGCTTTTAATGCCTTACGTTCTTCCTTGGTCAACGGTTTAGGAATTTCAGTTACAGTAAAACTTAGTTTATCGTCAACAATGTCTACATTGATTCGACCACCGTCTACTAGATCGCCAAATAAAACTCTACGACTCAGAGGACTCTTAAGTTCATTATCGATTAGACGAGCTAACGGTCTTGCACCCATCTTCTTGTCGTAACCCTTTTCAGCCAACCAACGAGTAGACTTAGCATTAAGAACGATCTCAATACCCTTATCTTTAAGTTGAGTGTTAAGGTCGCCAACAAACTTCTTAACAATTTGTTCAACAACCTTTTCGCTGAGTTTATTAAATTTAATTACAGCATCTAAACGGTTGCGGAATTCAGGAGCAAAGAATTTCTTAATGGCTTTGTCGTCCTCGCCTTCTCGTTCTAGATCGCCAAATCCGATAGTGTTACGTTCATTGTCCGCAGCACCTAGGTTACTGGTCATAATAAGAATAGTATTACGACCGTCTGCAACCTTTCCGTTAGATCCTGTTACAAAACCGTTGTCCATGAATGCTAGAAGAATGTTGCTAACATCTGGATGAGCCTTTTCAATTTCATCTAGCAACAGAATTGAATTGGGCTGCTCTTGTAGTTTAGTGATCAACATACCTGCGTTATCCTCGTAGCCTACATAGCCTGGAGGAGCACCAATAAGTCTAGCAACACTATGCTTCTCTTGGTATTCGCCCATATCAAAGCGGATCAACTGCATACCCATCTTGTCTGCAAGTTGTTTAGCAGTTTCGGTCTTACCGCAACCAGTAGGGCCCAAGAACAAGAAACTACCAATAGGTTTATTAGGAGATTTCATTCCTGCCTGAGATACAAAGATCTTATCTAATAGCGTATCAACAGCTTTGTCTTGTCCGTAGACAACACCCTTCATCTGTCCTTCGAGATCTGAAAGATTTTTACTTTCTTTCTGAGCAACAGTTTCTAATGGCATATTGATCATTTTGCTAAGTTCGTAGGTAACTTGTTCAATGTCAACAATCTGTTCAACGCCTTCCATGCCTTCGTCATCTTTAAGTTTATAACGAGCAGCAGCACAGTCGATAATATCAATTGCCTTGTCCGGAAGTTTTTTATCTGCCATATACTTCATAGAAAGTTTAACGGCCTGATCAATGGCAGCATCTGAAATCTTTACATTATGATGCTGTTCATAGTATTTCTTAAGACCTTTAAGGATCTTAACAGTAACTTCTGGTGTAGGCTCATCAATGTTTACACGTTGGAATCGACGCATTAGAGCACGATCGCTTTCAAAATACTTACGATATTCTTCCCAGGTAGTTGAAGCCATTAGCTTAATAACACCTTTGGTAAGAATAGGTTTCAACATGTTAGCCATGTCATTGGAGCCTTGACTACTTGCACCTGCACCGTTCATCATGTGTGCTTCATCAATGAAAAGAATGATCTTACCTTTGCGTTCTAGTGCGGTCAATACTGCTTTAACACGTTCTTCAAAATCGCCGCGATACTTACTGCCTGCCAGCAACGAACTAATGTCGAGTGTATAAACCTGATGATCTTGAATGAATTTAGGTACTTTCTTCTCAAAGATCTTACGTGCTAGACCTTCTGCGATAGCAGTCTTACCTACACCAGGGTCTCCAACCATAAGCACGTTGCTTTTATTTCTACGTGCTAGAACTAATTGAATCTTTTCGATTTCGTCATCGCGACCGATAACAGGATCTATTTTACGCTGTTTGGCCTTAAGGCTAAGGTTGGTACAGAATTGATTTAGGATCCGGTCTACTTGATTTGTGTTCACTATGCGGGTCTCTGTTTCTGGTTCTTCTTCTTCTTGAGAAAGGATATTTTCTTGGAAATATTTTACAAATTTTTCTTTGGTAACACCACCTTTGGTAAGGAAGTAGTAACCAAAACTATTCTTTTCCGATAGGATGCTGATAATAACATCTGCGATTTCCATACGTTGACGACCGCTGAACAACACCTGTGTAAAACAACGATTTAAGACACGCTCTACACTATTTGTCTTTTTAGGTTTAACGTTGGGATTAACGGTTTTAATATCATTTAGATTATTTTTTAGATAATGCTCGATATTAGATTTAATAAAATTAGCGTCTGCTCCAAAACTTTCTAAGAGCTTATAAGTATCTTCGTCATTCATAATGCCGAAAATAATATGTTCTATAGTGATATACTCGTGATTTAGACCACGAGCAATACTAATAGAATGCTCAAAGATTTCCTGCAGTTGTTTGCTTGGCTCAATCATTATCTATTTCCTTCATTTAATTTTTTCACTAATTCCAACTCTTGTTGATTTAGATTTTTTGGGACTGAAATTTTAATTTTAATTAAGAGATTTCCTCTTTGTCTAGTACGCATATTCGGTAAACCTTCGCCTCTGCAACTTAAAACAGTTTCGGGTTGTGTTCCTGGTGGTATAGTAATAGTTAATGTTTTGTTATCTAAAGTTTCTATATTCAGAGACGATCCTAATATAGCTTCCCAGACACTGATATTTTTTTCAACTACTAGTGAAGTTCCTTCTCTGACAAACGTACGATGGGGTCTAATCATTACATTCACTAATAGATCGCCGGGTCGTAGATTAGGAATAGATTGATCCCCCATTCCTTCGTATCTAATTTGTTGACCATGCTCTATACCTGGGGGGATTTGTATGTTGATGATTTTGCTTTTACCACCCGGAATGTTTACTTCGGCAGTAAAATCTTTGCCCTTTAGTACATCTTCGAGTGTAATTTCGACGTTTATGTTTAGACTTTTATTTCTACGCAATGGTTGTCTACCAAACCCGCCAAAACCGAAATTACCAAACAGGTCATTAATATCACCTGCGCCAAAATGGAATTCGAATGGGCTTTGATGGAATCCGCCCATGCCCGGTTGTGCGTTGGGATCACCGCCTAAGTCAATAATGCGTTTCTTTTCAGGATCGCTTAGTGCTTCGTAGGCAGTGGATATTTCTTTAAATTTGTTTTGGTCGCCTCCTCTGTCAGGATGGTGCTTCATCGCCATTTTGCGATAAGCCTTTTTAATATCCTCGTCAGAAGCTCCTTTTTGTAAACCTAGTGTTCCGTAATAGTCCATAGTGTTATTATATGATAAAAAAAGGACTACGTCAAGCAGTCCTTTTATTTAATGAAGATTTACTGAGCTCGAATTATTTTTTATCCGGCTTAGTACCTTCTACCTTAGTACCTTCTTTCTTTTCGTGTTTCTTCATCATTTTGCATTTTTCAACTTCTTTACCAGTTTTAGCATCTTTGGTTTTGATGCAAACTTTTTCTGCTTTGGCAGGCGCATCTGCTGCTACAGCTACGGTTGAAAATACTGCTGCGAATACTAGTGCTAAAAGATGTTTCATATCTTTCTCCTTAAATTTCTGGTTGGTCTGGTTGAACAGGCATCGGCTTACCAGTGCTGCTCATCATTGGTGCTACTGGCGCTGCTTTAGGTGTGCTTCCAAAGCTGCTTCCGCCAAAGCTACTTGGGGTGCTTGGTGCTCCGAAACCTGTCGCAGCTGGTGCGCCGAAACTGCTCGGTGCTGCTGGAGCAGAGCCAAATGCTGCTGGTGCTGGTGTGGCTGTTTGTAATCCGCCATTGTTTGCTCCTCCTAGTTTTTCTTGTGTACGTCCCCATGCTGCAAGACCTAGGACTGCACCCATTGCGATATGGAATAATCCTGCACCTTGTAATGTTAGAGGTTGCCACTGTGTAATTTGTGTATGTGTTAATGTTTGTAATAGGCTCCAAAGGATAGGGAATATTACCATGTCCATGGTACATACAACCATGTACATCCAACCCATCATCGGACGCCACTTTGCGTTCATCCAATCTTCTTTCTTTTGTTCACTTGCGCTCTTGATCTCTTCTGACATTGTCCGCTCCTTAAAATTTTAGAACCAGAGGAATAAGCCGTTTAGGCTTAGTGCTAGTCCAATACCTGCTACTCCGAAACTCGCCCAGAACATCGGCATACTAACTGCAAGGATACTTGCTGATAATACAACGATAGCCAATTGATATGCTGTTGATGCATAGCCAATCCAAGGACTAGATTTCTTTGCTATTTCACGCTCATGTTCCATCTTACGTGCTTGAACTGCGATTTCTTTTTTGTCGCTGTCCATGCGCTCTGCTTCTGCTTTAAATTCTGCTTTTAGTTTAGGATCAGCAGTTGTCTTACTAGCAATTTCGTAACTGACTAATCTATTATTCTTTGCCTGATACTGTGCCCAGGCATTGTTAGCACCTAGTGTATTATTAAGAACTGTTGAACTCAACTTACCACCGTACCAACTGTTTACTGCTAGGAAAAGTGCAAATACAGAAATAACCATACCTGCTTTGTCTTTGATCTTTGCTTCACGTTCACTGCGGCTACCTGGCACTGGCTTTGGTGCATCAGGATTCTTTGCTTCTTTTGTGAACATCTTTAATACGGTATCTACTACATTAGCCATCAATCGCTCCTTATAAATGTGCTATGTTATTTAAGTGTTTCCCAGATTTTTTGCTGACCCTTGTACCAAAGGATCCAATCATCTACTTTTGCTTTGCAATCGTAGTATTGTTTGTAGTTGTCAGCTACTGTGTCGAGAACTACGCTGAGTTTGTCGTTACCGGGATCTACAGTTTTAAGATCAGGGCAAGCTTCTAATAAATCCTTAGGAACATCGGGCCATTTAGGAACAACTGGTGCTGTTGCTAGACAGCCTGTTAATAAAAACGCAGGAAGTAAAAGAGCTAATCTTTTCATTTTTTAGCCTCCGGGTTACTCGCTGCTTTGTTAATTAGCTCGTTGACCTTAGGATCTAATTTACATTCCTTGTCTATGAGTTTTTCTACTTCTTTAATTTCTGTCTTAACTGTGTTGTAGTATTCTACACGAACTTTTTGTTTCTTTTTCTTTTCGTCATCTAAGCGTTTGTTTAGCTCAGCACTGGCCTGTTCTGCCTGAGCGACTTTCGCTTCAGCTTCTTTGACCTTAGCTCGCCAATCAGCTTCTGTGTCATATCCGCCTTTGAAATAAACGCCAGCTACTAAAAGTGCTACGCTAACGATTTGGATTAGTAGGTGATAAGGTGCTAGTGCAGGGAACCAGCGGACGATTCTATGCAGTAAAAAGAAACTGAGTAAAACGCCTACAGCACCTGCTGCTAATACTGCATGAATAACATAAAGTAAAAAACTATCAGGCACCCACCATAGCATCCACATATTAACCTCCAAATACGTGCAGGGCGTGGTTGTAATGTTTGATACGATCTTCTAGACCAATAGTTCCGCCATTGATACGCTTTGTTAATGTAAGGATGTCACCTTTGTCTGCCCACTGGTTAAGGTTATTAGTTTCCCAGAACCAGCAAGCTGATTGAACAGCACCTTCAAATGTCTGTAGGTATTCACTGGCTTCTTCTACTGGAATATCTAAAGAAGCTGCGAACCATGTATAGTTTTCTTTACCTGTTAATTGGATAAGACCACGTCCGCAGTAACGGAATCCGTCACCACTTGCTTCGTCACCGTTGCCCATACGATTAGCATAGATGCGGTTAGCGATAGCTTCTTGCTTGTTAGGTAAACTAGCATAGTGATTGGCTGTGGCATCGTCTGGGAAATACTTAGGGAAAATCTTACGTAGGCTAGGTGCTCTATAATTTAGATTTTCTTTAAGTGCTCTAAAGCCTCCACTTTCGTGAGCGCACTGTGCCATAAATGCAGCCACACGCTGCGGAGTATTGATTTCGTATTCTGGAAGAATTTCGTTTAGGGCTTCATACCAATGATCGATATAAGGATTACCCTTGATAATGTCTGCTACCTGATCTCTGGTAAAATTAAATGTAAAGCTCATTAGTTTATCCTTTTCAATAACATAGAACGATTACCGTTGTTGAAAACAAAGTTTTCACCAACCTTATTAATGCTGTAATCGCCTAAAACTTTTGTTAGCCAGAACATTTCACTAGTAGCGGCTTCGTCAACTGTGTAACCGTCGTCGATTCCTTCTAGTATAGATTCTGTTGGGCTATCTTTAACTATTTCTAATTTGACCTGTTTGTTAAACGGTTTGTGAATAGTAATAACATTTCCGTCTAATGTTAAGTCATCCATTAGTGTTTTTGTAAAAAATCTCTTAACATCCTCAGTCTTAACTTTGTTTACATACCCGTGGTAATCACGCGATGTTGAAGGAATATGATTTTTAAAGTTATCTTCTGTTGCTTCGTGAATACTATCTTCTTTATAGTATTTGAATTTGAAATCTTCGATACCTGTTAATTTCTTAACACCGTAGGTCAGTTCTTTGATCTGTTCTGCTAGTTTAGGAGTGCGACTAATCTCTACGAATACAGAATATTCGCCTTTGTTATCTTCACCAGAGCTTACGTCTGCATCTAGCACAAAGGGGTATCCCTTTTCGATAAACTCCATAAGGTCTTTTGCAGGGGAACGATCTTTAACTTTAAAACTGACCACGCAGACATCTTGGTCTTCGCCCATCTTAGAGCGGAAGGTGTCCACGTCAAAGGTATTGTGGACCATTTCTTTAAGGTCCTCTGGACGTAGTCCTTCGTTAAGCTGCTGGTGCTGCTGCTGGTTGCTGTTCTGCATTTGCCATTTCCTGTGCTTGTTGTTCTGCTGGATCGATGTGAGCGTTAACTGCTGATGCACTCACGATATCTTCGATCTTATTCTTATCTAATTCTGTATAGCCTCTATTGATATCACTCATCAATTTCTTAGGCATAGCAATCTTGATCATCCATACAGGTTTCTTATCAATCTTGCCTTTACGTGTTCCTGGGCGAATATCTTCTGGCTTACGAATTTTTCTTACTTCTGCAACTTCGCTTTCTGCAACCTGTACACGGCAACCGTATTCTACTAGACGCTTTCCGCCTGCAGGTTCAGGCATTTGATCTTTAGGCCACATAAAAGTACATTCTACGAAATAGCGGCTTTCGTTAGGACCTGCGACTAGCTCTCCGTCTAGCCAGTTATCGAACACATACACATCTAACTCGTCGATTACACGCTCAAAATCCTTAAGCATATTTAGGCTATTGTTAGAGCTGTATATGTTTTCTATATTTTGTATGATATCTTTAATGTCTGCCATAGCTTCTCCCATTGTATTTATCGCGAAAATTTAATCATTACATATAACTTTTTAGCCCTGAAGTTAAATAACTTTGTGTTCGGCCTACGGACACTACGGTTAGAGGTCCGTGCCTAACACATAAAAAGGAGGGCTAACCTTATATGAAGCGAAAAAGAGCGCAAGTTCAGCAAAAAGAGCAGTATGACCCACGTTTCCAAAGCAACGTTATAAATATTGACCATAGATTAAATGAGAAACGCAAGCGAGTTCAAATTTATCCCAAGAATTTAAGTCAAGAAACTTATCTACTTAAACTAAACGATCCCAAGAAAATGATTATATTTGCTATCGGCCCTGCCGGTACAGGTAAAACCATGCTGGGCGTTCAGTGGGCTATTGATCAATTAAAATACGGTGGTGCGGACAAGATCATTATTACTCGACCTGCTGTAAGTGTTGATGAGCAACACGGATTCTTGCCCGGGGATTTAAATCAAAAGATGGAACCCTGGACCAAGCCCATTTTCGATGTTTTCGCTGAAAACTTTAATGCTAGAGAAATAGAAAATTTTGTAAAAGAGGGGGTGATTGAAACCAGTCCTCTAGCATATATGCGCGGCAGAACTTTTAAAAATGCGGTCAT